CCCCGAGTGTGCACTCAGCACACTAGGGCCCGGATCCGATTTGTGCCGAAGCTGGATCCGGGAAACCCGAAGACACCGCCAGATGTCTGTAAAACCATTGAAAAGAAAGAAAGAAAGAAGGGACGGCCAAGTCCAAAGAAAGAAACAAAGAAAGAAAGAAAGAAGGGCAAGAGGCTACCAGCGCGTGCGTCCAGTGCCATACATCCTGTCGGACGTAGCATCTTTGACAGCGCGCGTCAACTTCTCCATCTTCTCTCGATGCTCACCACGCTGACGGTTTATTGTCTCTTGACGATCGTCATCATTTTCAGAGACTGAATACTCACTTCCACTGTCCTCATCCGGCTCACGATAACGGTTGTTGTAGGCGTCACGGGCCTCATTGTGCTCCTTGAGGTCTTCTTGGTTGTCTGAATGACTGAGACGACCGTCAGCCGAGGCACGCTTGTGAGTCTTGCCCTGGATTTCGACGGGCTCGAGCGTTAAGGTGAGTCCCATGTTTTCGACGTCGCGTTCTGGGAGAGATTGGATCTCATTGAGATGCTCTCCAACCAATTGAAGGAACTCCTTGTCCTCAACAATGGTGGGGTCGGTGTGCAAGATGTCGGCCAGTGCTTGCTTCTTCCCGTGGTTTGACGCCCAAGACGGACAAGCCAAGATCTTGGCAGCCATCTTCTTGGAGTCGATAATGACTCCGACATCGTTGGAGACACCACAGAAAAGAATGGGGCGCGTAACGCCCTCGGCATCTGGAAGACCTTCAACATACTTCAACGTCATGTTGACGCTCTTCGCCACGACGTGAAGATCCGCTGAGGATTTGTTGGTGACACCGATAAGATCATCTCCGCAGGCGCAAGCGTGCTTGAGACCGGCAAGACGAGCAAAGGCAAGAGCCCAGATGGAGTTGCCGATCAAGGTGACAATGAGACCTGAAGCCCAAAGTGTGTTGTGCTTCTCGACGAAACGAACGGTTCGACCGTCGACGTCGTAGCAGCCTTCACCGCAGAGGCCGGCGCACAAGTTGTCACCATCCGATCCGTACATTTCCCGGAAGGTCGCGCGGATGACATGCCTGGGTATGGTACGATCCCAACCTGAGAAGTCCATGCCGACCGGACTCCAGTCGGCGCCAAGAGCTTGAGCTTTCTCGGCCAAGGCGATCATTCGCTGATTCGTCTGTGCTGGTGTATTGCCGATTGTGAACGCACCGTCGAGAACGTCGTGACCTGCATTGTGGAGGTGAGCGATCGCACGATCAATAGTTGTAATCACCTCAACACCGTCGGGATCGTTGATGACCCAAGCGGAGCGGGCGAACATGTAAAGGAACCAAGCGGTGGAGCTGATGATGGACCGGCTGATGCCTTTCTCCCACTTGGCAAGAGCGTGCGGCTCATCCTTGGCGAAAACATACTGCCGCATGAGAGAGGGCGTCTTGAGCTTGTTCCACTCGGATTTGACACGCTCGTTGATCGCTCCGATCAAGAGGCGCGCAAAGTGCGCGTTGTTGGAGTCGTCGGAGCTGTTGGACAACGTTTCCAACTGGAAAACAACACGGCGCAGCGTTGGCATAGCGCGCATGATACGCTGAGCGTCAGGTTGAAGAACTCCGGCGTGGGCAGCAAGTTTGTTAACGTCAATGCCCTCGAAGAGAACGCGCGATGAGCCACCAGTTGCAGCGAGTTTCAGGATGTCGAAAGGTTTCCAGTTACGTTCGTGGAGGTTAACGCGCTTGAAACCGCGTGCTTCTAATTCGGCGCAGAGCTCCTTGTAGATGTCAACACCGTGCTTGGCCCACTGCGTAATGTAGGCGTTGGTCTTGACATCTTCCTTGCTGCGCCGTGCGTAAGCGAGGTTGTTCAAATTACGGCTGGGATCGTCGGAGTAAACGTACTGTTTGCCAAACAACTCGGTTCGCAACACAACAGCAACTTTGCCGGGGTTGCGCGGTGCCCCCTGAACGGAGAGAACCGGCTTGCCATCGACAGACAAGATACGTTGGACATTGGTGTCCCATTTCGACAAATCTTGAACGTCACCGGTAAAGTCGATCTCCTCATCGCCCGAGTACTGGACGATGAACGCCTTAAGCAAGGGAACAGCGACAGCCAAAGCCTTGGTGTAATTGGCGTAAACTCCGACGTGGATGTGAGTCACAAGCTTCTTCCCGAAGCCATAGGGGGAACCACAGTCACCAAGTTTGGTGGCCGCGTAGTCCGTCTCCGCGAACAGACCCTTAAGTCGCATGGAGCAACTGGTGACGGTCGTCTTGGCACTGCCAACACACCGCTTTTCAAACCAAGTGCCCTGGATAGAGTCAGAGGATTGGTAATAATAATCAACGTCCTTAATCGTCCAAGCTGGATGGTTGACGAAGTTAAGGAACGCTGAGTCGCGAACATTGATCGCGTACACCGCACAGCCCACGTAATGAACCTCGTCGCCGACACGGACTTTGCCAATGTTGATCAGAGGATCCGGGTCAACGACCCAAGACTGGGCGACGTGGGTGAGCTGTTTTCCATTCTGATGGATGACGAGTTGCCCTGAGCCGGGAGCCTCGCGAGCCGCCTTGACGATGTCATCTCTGTTGGCTGTTCCGAAAATGTCAGTCGGAACCACCAAACCGACTTCGCGGTTGGAATTACGCTTCATCAGGAAAGCCTTAGCCGTTCGTTGTTGATACGAGATGTCGAACAAGTTGCGGGTTTCTGAGCCGACGAGGTTGCGCTCATCAGCACAAGCTTGAATTTCCACCTCCTCAGCAACAGGCTCGTCGAGATTGTCAACCATCGGGCCGAGGGTGACTGGCAGCGTCACCTTAAAGAGGACCCCGCATCCTAAGGCCAGAGCGGCGAGGAATGTAACGTGGCTCTCTTTCAGCTCTCCGGGCGTAGGCTTGTACGCATCGATCGTGGCATCGAACGCACATGCACGAAGACAACCATTGCTCTTCATCTCGGCGTTGGTGGCCGCAACGTACTCCGCCAGGAGAGACTGGTTAACTCGGTGGCCCATCA